TACAATATTTAACATATTTTGAACGGCATTCTTATCTCTATTATGAATTATCTCGCATTTCTGCTTATCCTCTTGATGAGAAAGTAATCCATTAATAGTTATTTTTTTATTAACTTTTATATCATTAGGTTTATGACTTTGCCTTATCATAAAGGGTGATATCTCACGATGGCAACAATTGCATAGTTTAGATGTCCTAAACTCATTCACTAAATAGGTTTTAAATCCAGCATTCTTAAATATTTTTCTAAACTTTTTACAAATTGTAGGTTCTAAACCTCCTATATTACTACTACCCTTATCATAATCACCCATTATAAATACTACATCATTTGGTTCTCCAAATTTTTTAGTAAAGTTTTTTATCATTTTACTCTCACTTTTTTGAGTATTGATATACCTGTTTAATTTGAACTTTCTAAAAAAGGTCTTTTCATAATGAGAAAATAACAATAGGTTCAGTTTATTTTTTTCAATCAAGTAATTCTTGAACTTTTCATAATTACAAGTTTTTTTATTATGACTATTTAAAACGCTCTCAATCTCTTTAATATTCTTACCATTTATAAAGGTTGTATTATTAACTTCTTCAATAATCTTATTATATTTTTTTGTTCTTGTTTCCAATCTTCTTTGATTTTGAGTATATCTAAATGTTTCTAAATTACCATCATGATCTTTGCTACCACAATAAATTAAATCACTACAACCAGGATCTACGCATACTATCTTTTTACTTCTTAATTCATCTGTGATAATCTCTTTTTCTATATATTTTGTATTCTCTTCTGGTTTATTAATAGGATTATAATGTTTTAATGGTAATCCATTACTTCCTAATCTAATAAATAAAATACCAACAGAAATACCATCAGTTCTAATCATATAATTAAACTCATAATTATTCTTTTTGAAAATTTTACTATCTAACTTTAAAACCCTATTCCATAATTTAAATTGATTATTATCCTTTTTATAATTTTTAAAGTGCTGGTTTGTGCTTTCATCTCCTAAAAAATTACTAATTAAAGCACAAGTATCAATGCATATATTTTTAGGAATAATATTGCTTCTTAATGGTAATATATTAAATAGTTTAATTTGCTTAACCTTATCAATATCAGTATTATCTTCTAATAGTATATCATTAAGTTTTTCAAGTTGAATATTTATATAGATAAATGACTTTAAATAATCCTTTGTATTAGAATGTAGGTCATAATAAATGCTATTTTTATCAAATGAAGGTTTATTAGGAACAATATCTTTTTTATGTTCTTTAATCCAACTATGATATTTTTCATCTGCTTTTAGATCATTTGTTAGTGATACAAGGTCATCTTTTACTTTTTTAAATTCATTCGTTAATGATTTATACTTTTCTTTCCTTACTTCCTTGTCTTTTATCTTTTTAATCTCATCTTTTTGCTCTTGTAAATTAAAAGAATGATTAACGAATTGATTAAGATGTGTAATAAAATGTTCTTGTATGTTATTATTTATATTTTTCTCAATATCAATTGCTTCGTATGCTAATATATAACTTAATTTATCATAATAGATTATTTCATTATCATAAATGGTAGTTATATAGTGTTCATTATAAAACTTATAAAGGTTCTTTAACAAATTGCTATAATCTTTTTCAGGTGTTGCACCTCTATTATCTTTTCTTTTTGTAATAACCTTAAAGACATCGCATATAAAGTTCTTATCAATTAAAGGGAACTCTAAATCATTTTCATATAGATAAATACAATATAATTTAATAAAATTACATGAATGAATAACAATCTTATTAGTTCTAATGACTAAATCATTAATGATAGGTAAGACTGCATTATCTTTAAGAACATTATTGATGTTATTTTTAATAGTTTTCATATAGTCAAACTTTTCAAGGTCATCTCCTTTATTGCTCTTCGTTTTAGACATTACATTATCTATATATAGTATATATATTATCTTTAAATAGTTTTATACTGAATAATTAAAAATGATATATAACATTATTAATAGTATAATATTAGATTATAATGACGAAAATATGTTATGATAATGATTTATTACAAGAGGTTTGTGATAGAGACAAGTGTATTATAGATTTTGATAAAATAGAAAAATATAATAGGGATACAAAGGTTGATTTTATATGTAATTGTGGGATTGAGTATAGTAAGACATTTAGATTGTTATATGAAGGTAGTGGCGCCTTTTGTAAAATATGTACCAAAAATAAAAGATATGAAAAGGTTAAACAGACCTGTATTGAAAGATATGGGGTAGAAAATCCACAGCAATCACAAGAAGTTAAGGATAAATCTAAACAAACCTGTATTGAAAAATATGGAGTTCCGTATTCATTTCAATCACAAGAAGTTAAGGATAAATCTAAACAAACCTGTATTGAAAAATATGGAGTAGAAAATGCTTCACAATCACAAGAGTTTAAAGATAAATTTAAACAAACCTGTTTAGATAGATATGGTGTTGAAAATCCACTTCAATCTCAAGAAGTAAGAGAAAAATCTAAACAAACCTGTATTGAAAGATATGGGGTCGAACACAATTCACAATCAGTAGATATTAAGAGAAAGAAGGAAACAACCTGTATGAAAAATTATGGTGTTAAAAATCCTTCACAATCACAAGAAATAAAAAACCAGAAAATAGAAACTTCTCTAAATAATAATGGTGTTGAATATCCTATGCAATCTCAAGAAGTAAGAGAAAAATCTAAACAGACTTGTTTGGAAAATTATGGAGTAGAATATCCTACACAATCCCAAGAAGTTAGAGAAAAATCTAAACAGACTTGTCTAGATAAATATGGTGTAGAACACATATCACAAACACAAGAGTTTAAAGATATGGTTAAACAAACCTGTATAGATAAATATGGTGTTGAACACATATCACAAACACAAGAGTTTAAAGATATGGTTAAACAAACCTGTATAGATAAATATGGTGTTGAAAATCCACTTCAATCTCAAGAAGTAAGAGAAAAATCTAAACAAACCTGTATTGAAAGATATGGTGTTGAATATCCTATGCAATTCAAAGAAATAAGAGATAAATCAAAGCATACTTGTTTGCTAAATAATGGAACTGAATATCCTATGCAATCCCAAGAAGTTAGAGATAAATCTAAAAACACATATTTGTTAAATTATGGTGTAGAACACATATCACAATCACAAGAATTTAAAGATAAATTCAAACAAACCTGTATGAAAAATTATGGTGTTGAAAACCCATCGCAATCAGAAATTATAAAAATAAGGAAAATAGATACATCCATTTTACATTATGGTGTTGAATATCCTATGCAATTTGGTGAAGTTGCCGAATATCAATTACAAAATGCTTATAATATCAAAGAATTTAAATTTCCGTGTGGTAATAACATACAAGTTCAAGGATACGAACCATTCTTACTTAAAAGTCTTGTTGATGTCGGATATACATACGAAGACATATTAGTAAAAAGAACAGATGTGCCAGAAATATGGTATGAAAAAAATAACAAACAACATAGATACTATTGTGATGTATATATACCAAAAATAAATACTATATACGAAGTTAAATCAATATATACATATGATGTTGCAAAAGAAAAAATTAATTTGACTAAACAAGCATGTATTGATGCTGGATATTTATTTGAATTATATGTATATAATAGTAAGGGTGTAAAACAAGAGATATAAAACTATTAACTCTGTTCCATCAACTTATTCTTTCTATTCATATAAGCATTATGTCGCCATTCTTTTAGTTTCTCTGGGTTCTCTGTTTTCATTCTCTCCATATAGTTCTTTGCCTTTTCTTTAACCTTTTCACTATTTTTTTCATAATACCTTTTATTCCTTTCTGTATTGGTATATGATCTTAACTTCTCTTCTAATTCTATATTTTTTTTCTTTAATAATTCATTTTCAATCATTAAATTATTATACATTTCAATATCAACTATATCAGTCATATTATCTTATCATTATAATATAATACAATATACCTTTAAATAATTTTATAATGACTAAACATAAAAGTGAAGATTATAAATTATCCGCTGTTAAATATTTCTTGGAGAATAAAGATACACAAGAGAATACATGTAGAATTTTTAATTGCTCTGTAAGAAGTTTATTAAGATGGACTAAAAGATATGAAGATGAAAATGAAATTAAAAGACATAATAGAATACCAATATCATACAAAATCAAAAAAGAACATATAACTTTTATACTCAAAGAACTTAAAAATAATAAGACTATTACAATTGAGGATTTATTAACAAAATTGAAAAATAAATATCCTGAATTAAACATTACAAGAAGACATATTAGTAGGATAATTAAAGAAAATTATATATCATTAAAATTAACTAAAATAAGACATGAACCTATAAAGCGGTTCGGTAAGGATATTAATATTAAAGAAAAAATAAAAGATTTTTATAATGAAATAAAAAATTATAATATTGACGACATTATTTGCATAGATGAGACAAGTATTAACTCTTTACAATTAAGACATTATTGTTATAATGAAGTAGGTAAAAGATGTGTAGTTAAAACTAATTCACAAGAAGTTTTCAAAAAATATACTGGTATTTTTGCTATTTCTATAAATGGTGTAGAAGGTTATGAATTATATAATAAGGGTGGTATAGATGGTGATAGGTTATTAGCATTTTTAGAAAGATTTATTACTAATAAATATAAAAACAAGGTTATTATTTTAGATAATGCAAGTTCCCATAGAAACATAAGAGTTAAGGAATTAATAAACAAGAATAATAAATTGATTTATTCAGTACCATATCAACATTATACAAATAGTATAGAAATGTTTTTTAGTCTTCTAAAATCTAAATTACAAAAGAAGCAAGGGTTATATTATGAAGACTTAAATAATAATATTAAAGAGGTAATAAAAACGATACCAGAAGACTATTATAAGAGTATATTAAATGGAACATATAATAGACAAAAAGATTATATTAAGAAAAATAAGGTAAGAAAATACAAGAATTACAAAGACTAAAATCGGCATTTTAAATGTCCAAAGGTGTAAAAAATATAATTTAATTAATTTTAGTATAATATATATTCAATTTTTATCTAAAATACTTTATATAAATAAGTGCCTTTGCCATTTCAAATTGTTTTTTTGTAACAAAAAAGTTCCATTTAATTTCTTTACAAATCTCTAATTCTAAAAAATTAAGTTCAAGTATATTCATATATCCAAATGATGCCCAAGCTTTATTTTCAAGATGTTTATCACTAGTAGAACTTGACCAATCCCAATCTTCGGTCCATTTTACTACTATCATCATAACTGTAATAAGAATATTCTTCCAGTTTTTATAGTGTATAATAATACGATTTAGGCGCCATAAGTATATAAAAAATATTATAATACAAGAATCAGAGAATTTAAAAAAATTAATCATACTTTCTATCAAGTCATTTACTTTATACGAAGTAAATTTAGTAATAGATGTGTTAATGATATAACTTTTTAAGTTAATAAAACTCTGATCAAAAATACGAGTATTATTATAAGCAATAATTTGCTCAAGAAAGCTAGCAATATAATATCCTTCTTTACCTGATATACGTATTGAAGGTTTAATCCACTCAAATTCTGGATAAAGTTCATTAATTGTTACTTTTTTTTTATATTTTTTTAAATACAGATTTAACTTTGAAACAATTACTAAACGAATTTTTTCATCTGTCTCATTAATACACTGTAAGAAACCTTCTGGTTTCGGACAACAGCTATTATCATATACTATTACTGGCGAATCTATACTATACCATGCATGAAAGAATAAATATAATAACATTTATATATAATTATTAATATATTTGTTTATATAGACAAATATTTATAAACAAATATTACTAAATTAGATAGCAATGCTCAAATATTTTGATAGCAATGCTCAAATAATTAGATACATATATATATATCAAAGATCAAAACTATCTGTTTTTGTATCTTGTTATGATATTTTTAGACATACTCGTCTGCCAAGTCATTGTACTTCTTTTTTTGCTCTTCGAGCTGCTCTTGAAGAAGCATTTTTTCAGCTAGATTTGCTGCCAGCTGCTCTTGAAGAAGCATTTTTTCAGCTTGATTTGCTGCCAGCGTTTTATCGAAAAGGTCACTGATCTTATCAAGCTGCTTATTGAGGGATAGATTTTCACTTTCTTTCTCATCGAGTTGCTTTTCAAGATTATCATTTTCTTTGTGATATTTTTCAATTGCCAATTTTAAAAAAGGAATCTGGGACTCATCAAGCTGCTCTCGAAGAAGGATTTGTTCAGCTTCTTTCTTATCAAGCTGCTCTCGAAGAAGGATTTGTTCAGCTTGTTTCACTGTCAGAATTTCGTCGAGAAGCTCTCTGATCTTAATCACTTCATCAAGCTTTTCAAGATATTTTCCATGTATGTCTTTAAAATTTTTTTTGAGTTTTTCGTACTCAATTTCCATTGTTGACATTCCTAGAATATTTGCTATTCATAAATGTTTAAAAGATATGAATATAGCAATATAATAAAAATTCAATTTTTATATTGCTATATTCATGTTTATTGAGATAATATAGTCTCTTATGTAAAAATATAAATTAAATTCTAATTATTTAATAATCCAGGTATAGATATATTATTACATTGGGTATTAGTAAATGTAGAAATATTGTTATATATTATCATTCTAATATTATTAATAGTAATAATAAATAATACTATTATGATTGAAGAGATTACATGAAAAAAGAATTGATTCTGTATAGGATATTCTTTTTTCAGATTTTCATAATATTCTAGCTTATCTGTAAAATAAAGCTTGAGTAAAAATAGTTTTTGAGCTTCTTCATTACAAATTTTATCAATATAATTTATAATAAATTTTTCATTTATTTGTATAATTTTACTTACATGTGACTTATCTATATGATCGTAATCAACAAGATTATTTTTTTCTCCTAATATTGTGTCATTAAAATAATTTAAGGTAGTTGAAATTAAATTGTTTTTTTCAGTATATGACTTAAGAAATCCATAAGTAGTTATATTAGCATTATCACAACCTTTTATATCTATATCATGCATAGCAGTCATTGATATCATATAATCATTATAAATGTTATTGAAAAAAGTTATTGTTAATTCAATATCAAGTTTTTTATGATCATCTATAATCATAAAATTAAATAATTGTCCAAGTTTTTTATCAATAAAGATAATATTTTTGTTTAAATCTTTAATAATTTTGATTATTTTTTCTTTTCTTTCTGACATATTCTTTTAATAAATATTTTGAATCTATATTTTCAATATAATAGATATTCAATTTTTTCTATAAATAAATAAAGAAATATTAGTATATTTTTCTTTTTATTATAGAAAAATATATTACTACTACTTTCGTAATAGTAAAGGACTGGGAAAGAGATAGGGTTGCTACCAGTCAAGAGTATATAGATACAAATACAATTATGAACACAGATACATACACGGACACAGATACAGACACGGACACTGGCACGGACACAGACACGGACACTGGCACGGACACTGACACGGACACGGACACGGACACTGGCACGGACACTGACACGGACACTGACACGGATACAAACACGGACACTGGCACGGACACTGACACGGACACTGACACGGACACGGACACGGACACAGACACAAGCACAAACAGAAGCAACTATGAGCATGGACTAGGGTGTATACACTCATCAGTTACGAGAATGATCACACTCTAATTATCACTCGAGATGACTAAGATTTGTTCTTCTCCTTCAGCTCCTGAAAAGCCTGATCGAGACAAGAAGTTAAAGCATTGACTTGCGCCAAAGCAGTGTCTTTCTCCTTCGCGAGATTCGCGAGAGCAGCGACTTGCACCAAAGCATCGTCTTTCTCCTTCGCGAGCTCCTTCGCAAGAGCGTCTTTCTCCGCCGTAAGAGCGTCTTTCTCCGCCGTAAGAGCGTCTTTCTCCGCCGTAAGAGCGTCTTTCTCCGCCGTAAGAGAAATGACTTGCGCCAAAGCAGTGTCTTTCTCCTTCGCGAGATTCGCGAGAGCAGCGACTTGCACCAAAGCATCGTCTTTCTCCTTCGCGAGCTCCTTCGCAAGAGCGTCTTTCTCCGCCGTAAGAGCGTCTTTCTCCGCCGTAAGAGCGTCTTTCTCCGCCGTAAGAGCGTCTTTCTCCGCCGTAAGAGAAATGACTTGCGCCAAAGCAGTGTCTTTCTCCTTCGCGAGATTCGCGAGAGCAGCGACTTGCACCAAAGCATCGTCTTTCTCCTTCGCGAGCTCCTTCGCAAGAGCGTCTTTCTCCGCCGTAAGAGAAATGACTTCCGCCTCAGCAGTATTACGGTGTCTGGTAACAGTAGTAACTGATTGGACCAATTGTTTCTCACGAGTATCAGCAGTCTTGAGAGTAGCCAAAGCATCGTCTTTCTCCTTCGCGAGCTCCTTCGTGAGAGCAGCGACTTGCGCCTCAGCAGCGTCTTTCTCCGCCGTAAGAGTTGTGACTTGCGTCAAAGCATCGTCTCTCTCCTGTGTAACTTTTGTAAGAGTCACTGTAGATGCAACAGCAGGAGCAGCAGGCGACAGAAGAGTCGCTGCAGAAGGCGCAGGAGCAGCAGGCGATAAAAGAGTCACTGCAGAAGGCGACAGAAGAGTCACTGCAGAAGGCGCAGGAGCAGCAGGCGACAGAAGAGTCGCTGCAGAAGGCGCAGGAGCACCAGGAGCTGCAGGAGAAGTCACACTATCAACCGCAGGAGCACCAGAAGCAGCAGCACCATCACCAGCAGCTGGAGGAGAAGCAGCAGCACCATCACCAGCAGCTGGAGGAGAAGCAGCAGCACCATCACCAGCAGCTGGAGGAGAAGCAGCAGCACCATCACCAGCAGCTGGAGGAGCACCAGAAGCAGCAGCACCATCACCAGCAGCTGGAGGAGCACCAGAAGCAGCAGCACCATCACCAGCAGCTGGAGGAGCACTAGAAGCCGGTGCAGAGGAGCACCACCAGCAAGAGGAGGTGCAGGAGGAGTCACACTAGCTGAATCAGCTGCTTCTCCTACGCTTGTAGTGCCTGTGCTCGGAGTGACATTGCACTTTTTTACCAATTCTTGGAATTCTAGGATTTTCCGCATGGTATCGGAAAGCGTGTTTGACGCATTAGACGCGTCAGTCGTGGTAGTGCATGTGGATACAGCAGAAAGAGGAGTCACACTAGCTGAATCAGCTGCTTCTCCTACGCTTGTAGTGCCTGTGCTCGGAGTGACATTGCACTTTTTTACCAATTCTTGGAATTCTAGGATTTTCCGCATGGTATCGGAAAGCATGTTTGACGCATTAGACGCGTCAGTCATTGGTTACTGTGGGCCTAGGCGTGGACGTAGGCGTGGACGTAGGCGTGGACGTAGGCGTGGACGTGGGCTCGGTTGTTGAGATTGACTCGGTTTCTGCAATGGGCTCGATTGACTCGGTTACTGCGAAATTCAAGTTGTAATACTCGGAATTTGGAATTCAGAAGTATCTAAAATAATGGATATAGTATAATAAAAAAATTTCAATTTTTTTTTATATATGTAATGATATGTACTATTACTATTACTATTACTATTACTATTACTATTACTATTACTATTACTATTACTATTACTAAATCTAAGTATAATGATAGTTAAATAGCATTAGATTCAAAGTATTTTATATGAATTAGTATTTTTGCCATTTCAAATTGCTTCTTTGTAACAAAAAGCTTCCATTTTATATCCTTACAAAATAATAGTTCTAAGTAGTTTAATTCATTAATACTCATATTACCAAATTTAGCCCATGCACAATTACTTAAGTGATAATTAATATTAGCATTACAATTACCATCCCAATCTTCATTCCATTTAACAACTACCATCATAATGGCAATAATCATATTTTTCCAATTTGTTGTGTTAAGATAAATATTTTTGAGACGCCATAAATATATAAAAAGTAATATTACACATGAATTTGAAACTTTAAAATATTTTATTATATTTTCAATCAATTCTTTTACTTTATATATATATAATTGTTTTTGATTATTAAAATCAATTATATACTTCTTGAGATTAATAAATTTTTTATCTTTTAAATGATCAATATTATTATTTATTATTTGCTCAATAAAACTTCCAATATACATATCATAATTACTATATGTATTTTTATCACATTCAAATTCTGAATACATAGACTTTACTATATTATTCCATTTATGAAAAACTATATATAATGTCATTCTTACTATTTTATATTCTTTATATTTAAATTATATTAAAATCAATTTTTATTATCTATATTATAAAAGTTTTAATAGTTTAAATATTATTATAAATGAAAAAATAAATATAATTTATCTAATAATAAATTATATTTTAAAAAATAAAATAAATCTTTTATGATGCAGTAATTCTTGGCATAATATTAATTGCCAGTAATTCTTGAACCATTAATTTAAATGCATATGGAAGTGCAACAATAGAAATCTTCTTAGTTTCTTTACAACTATCACAAATATAATGATTACTATCTATTACTTTACGAGCAAATAATCCACAATTATCACAAACATGAACTAAATACTTATCTGATGTTTCCATAAATCTTTCTTTAAGAAACTGACTCAATCCGTGAGCTATCATAGCATCACGTTCCATTTCTCCAAATCTTAATCCACCTTCTCTAGCTCTGCCTTCTGTAGGTTGTCTTGTTAATATAGCCATAGGACCTCTTGATCTTGAATTACCAGTCCATACTGCTTTACCATTCTTTCTTACCATAAATATTTCTGTTGGTACTTCAATACAATATACAGATCCTTTATAATCATAAACTTTATCTTCAATTATACCATCATTAACTATAATATCGTTATTCTTATTTATTTTAACATGATATTTATTATCTATTATTTCTATAATACTATTCCATCCCGCATGAATAGTTGTTATTCTTATTTATTTTAACATGATATTTATTATCTATCATTTCTATAATACTACTCCATCCCGCATGAATAGTTGTTTTCATAAATACATCTGCGCATCTTACATCGTCTGTTATATATTCATTACCATCTCCAATTAAAGTATTAATAATTAGTTTAGCTTCGTCTATTTCTTCATATATTGCATTATTTTTATATATAACTCTCTTTCCAATAATATTTTCTGCTTTCTCTAATATATATTCATCATTAGTATCATCAGTATCATCTTTAATATACATTCTATGATTAAGTGTAACATCTAAATCTATTTCTTTATTCTTAATATTATACATTTTACCCTCATAATCTTCATAATGAAATACATTAATTGGATTTGTATATACTAGATTGTTATCATCAAGTGTAGCTACTTTATGATTTACATTAATTTTATTAATAGCTATCCAACCTTCTGTTGTTAATACATCATGTTCAGCTGTTAAACAATGGATTTTATCTAAAACCATGTGTTTTAATCTGAAATAATATGTCGGACCAATAAATATTTGCGATTCCATCTTTTTACCTGTAAATCCACAATAAAGTGTTTCATTACCATGTTCTTCAAATCCATGTTCTTTTAATACTCTTTTCGCTTCTTCTATATCCACATTTGAAAAAGGTGTTGCATCAGTTAAATGACCAGATAGAGCAGATGCTTTGCCAAGAACACACTCAAATAATTGTCCTATGGTCATTCTGCTCGGAATACAATTTTTAACAGCTAACCCTTCTGCAATAAAGTTATGATGTGTAGATACTCCAATATCATAAACTTCATTTTGTCCTGCATCAGTAATATTATTTACTTTCATTGTAAAATATGGTATGTAATTATTTTCTCTTTTTACAATATAGTTCATTTTTCCATCTTCTTTACGCGTGAACCATTCTTCACAACCAAGTTGTTTAATATATTCTTCAGCTGTATAAAATCTATCATGTTTAAATACAATTGGCTTGTCTTTTCTATCTTGTCTTCTTTTATTATTAACATATGTTAAATCTAATGTTGAATAAAATGAATCTAATGGTTTATCTATTAAATATAATTCTTTTTTTGCTTTTACTAATACATCTTTCATCAGTATTTTTTCATTATTAAATATATCATCGATCTTGTTTAATAAATTTTGTGTTTGTTTTAATACATTATTATAGAACCTTTCATATGAAATAGCAATAGTTAATTTAGCTGATTTTTCTAAACAATGTCTAAATCCAATATTTTCTAAGAATTCAATATTTGATTCTACGCCGATTTCACACTGAACTCTTGGTTCATTTTGATATAACTCAGTTTTAGTATGACAATCTCTAGTTCTAATAATCTTAGCTTTAACATTTAATTTATTCATTAATTTTATAATATTATTCATTTTATTTTCTAATGATTTTTTATATTTAACAATTATAGATTGTGAAAGTCTTATTGTTGAAAATATATTTTTTGCTAAATAAGGAACATGAGCATCGCCACCAAAAAATCCTCCTAAAAATTCTCTAATAATTGATTTAGAACAATTTTCTTCAAATAAGAATTTAGGTAAAGATGCTTCTTGAGTTGTTCTTCTACCAGTCATTAAACCTTCTAATTTAACAATATTATTAATTAATTCACTTGGAATATTAATATTATATGTTAAATGATCTTGACATATTTTTGGAGATTTATTAGTAATTATTTCAATATCATTTAAAATACCTTCTGCATCTGATATATATCCCATATTAACGCGTCCAACATATGTATTATTAGAATGACAAATAGTTCCATCGGTACTCAAATATCCTAATATCCTTGCAAATGCTAATGATTTTTCTCTATTTAAATTATCTTTAAAATTAAATTCATATTCTCCAACTTTTAATGACCAATCTTTTTCATCATCATATACTTTATCTTCTGTATATTCAATACCCATAATAACTTTATCTTCATTAATTTTAATATCTTTAGCTTCTTTGTATTCAAATCCTTCGCCAATTAATGTCTTGACTTTGATTTTATGATCTGGAGTACAAGTGACAGTTCTTCCATCATACATTGTAATTTTAATAGTATCTTTAATACCTCTATTTTCAAGTCCTAATGAGAATGATGGAATAAATCCTGTTTCATCATTAAATGTCAATACTTTTTCTAATCCTTGGCTACTAAAACTATTAATCTTCTTAGATAATCCATTAGTCATTGAAATTAATGTTTCACCTGTAAAGCAACAGGGATTGATAATAATATCTGGTTGAATACCATCTTTAGTAAAAGGCATATCTTCAGTAGGAAGAGAAATACCAACACTTCCTTTTTGTGCATGACGACTACAATTACAAGTCCACACATTTTTATTATTATATCTAAACATAAATACATGTGAAGGAACTTCTAAACAATATACTTTACCTTCGTGATAAATTATTTCTTCAATATGTTTTTTGTTATCATTATTAATATGTGGTTCATTTTTATATTTGTTAATTATTACACAAAACATTTCATTTTCTTTAATTGTTGCACTCCATCCTGAATGAATAGCTAATTTCATAACATCATTTGCTAATTTATTTGATGATGTATAATAATTTTGCGATTTTGGAATTTTATTTGAAAAATATATCAAGCTTGATAATAAAATTTTTGCTTGTCTAGAATTTAATTCAAATACAAAATCTGGAATATTTTTATTATAATCTTCTAACCACTTATATAATTCATCACATTTAATAATATTTTCAGAATAACATATATTATGATATAAATCCATTCTATTATATAATTTTGTATTTTTTGTATTTGTAATATAAATATTATTCTCTAATAAATATCCATTTCCAAAAAATATTCCTAAAAATTGTAGAAAATCATCCATTTTAAATATTTTACCATTAATATTAATTATTTCAACATCAGGAATATCAATAATACCATTCTTTTTAAGATTATATCTTTTTCCAATTAAATCTTTTGCTTTAATTGATTCAAATATTTTTTTATTTTTTTTCTTAGCCCACATTTCATGATCCATTGTAATACAAAAATCAACTTGTTTAGAAGTTAATTTATACATATCACCTTCATATCCCCATTCATAAATATCAATAGGTGTATCATATTTAATATTATGTCCTTCATGTAAAGTAGCAATTTTAAATTCTTCTTTATTATGATATCTTTGATAAAGTTCGTCAAATTTAATCCATCCTTTATTAGTTAAAACTTCATGATCACCTAACATACATACTTTATCACCAACTCTTGGTATTCTTTCAGATCTAACTTTAACATTATACATCTCAAAATTATCAGTGTTGTAAATACCAGTATAAACTTTATCAATAACACCTGTTACACCTGATTTATATTTTGTACTACTATCTTTATAAATTTTATTACTATTGTTTTTATCTGGTTGAATTTGTGATACCTTTCCAATAATAAAATCTCCAGATTCAACACTAGTTTCTTCTTCAATAAACCCTTTATCATTAAGTTTATCATAATTACCATACTGAATACCCATAGTTTGATTTGGATCAGGTTTAGTAAAAATATCATCTCGTGATGTTGATGGATTTTTTTGTATAACATCATGATATTTAGAAAAATATGCTGCTCTCAATAATCCTCTATCAACAGCTGATCTATTAATAATAATTGAATCTTCTTGATTATAACCCGTATAACAAGCAATTGCTACAATTACATTTTCACCACTTGGTAAATTTAACATATTTGTATATTTGGCCATTTTTGTATGAACAATAGGTACTTGAGGATGAAATAATTGATATGTTAGATCAATTCTATGACGTAAACTAGTTGCATGAGTACCCATTGCCTGTCTTGCTTGAGAAAAATTATAAATATTTCTTGGTGCTACATTATGTTCTGAAAATGGAATATTAGATGATACAGAGCCTAACATCATTGCTGGATTTAATTCACAATGTGTAAATTTACGATAAACATTACTATATCTATTATTTATATTATTACCATTACTAATAACTTTATTTAACATTTTATTTCTTTCTTCATTTAAAATATCAGTTGTCATAGCAATCATTAAATTTTCTGATTCTTCACAATCAACATACTCAATAACATCATTATATTTAGAAATAAAATCATTCCAAGTTGATATTTTATCTGAATTATTATTCATATTTAAATTAATTTCATTTAACATTTCTTTAGTTAATAATAATTTATTATTTTTAACTTTTAATAATGGTCGAATTAATCTTCCTCCATCAGTATTAATTCTTATTTCTTTCATCTTAAAATCATGCGATATACCAACCATTTTAACAATTATACCTTTACTTCTCATATTTTTTAAATATTCTACAAATTCTATCGGTTTATCTGTCATTCCATACCATTGACCACTAATAAATATTTTTGTATTTAATTTAATTTTAATTGGTGACATATCCGTTAAATATGAAAATATTTCAGGTTTATCATCTAATAAATCTTTAATAATTTTTATTTGTTCTTTAGAATTAATTGTTACACTCGCAGTTAATGCTAAATGCTTTTGAATACCAATTTTTTCTCCATCAGGAGATTCAATAGGATCAATAAAACCATATTGACCACTATGAATATGACGCATTTTTTCCATTTTACTTGTCGCTGTATCTCCTGATGGAGTAATAATTCTCCTGAAATATGAAATAGTATTTAAATAATTATGTCTATGTAATGGTTGTGCATAACCTTTCTTTTTATTTGATCCCCAATTACCAGTTGCTAAAGCTGTAGTAAAGCCTTGTTCAATAGTCATTGACTTAATCATACCGATAATATTACTTGGGTTTACATCAGTTGTTAAACCACCCATGCGTTTCTTAAAATTCTTTGAACATTCATTAATCATCTTTTTTAAATATTGCTCAAATAATCTTGCCATTAAAGCACCAGGTAAATCAATTCTTTTATTAATAAAATTATCTCTATCATCTGGATTAATTCTTTTTAAAATACATTGTAAAAGTTTATTACACATCATACCTAAATAATAACCCTTTTCTAAAAATCCTTTCTCCATATGAGAAAAAAGTTCATTCTCTAAAATACTTAGTAAATGTTCTCTTTTTTGCATATTTCTAATTTCAGAATCTGTTTCATTATATTTTCTTGATGTTCTCATTTTTTGAATTAAATAATTTTCAGCATCTTCTTTTGTCATAACAATACGATCAACACCTTTGTCATCTTTATATGTTTCTAATAAACTAGTAGTTAATGATGGTTTTATCATATTAATCATATTAGTATCTGTTTCATCATATACAATATAATTAATAATATCCTGATCAGTTTCAAATCCTAATACTCTAAAAATAATAAAAATTGGAATTTCTGAAAAATGTGGCATTGTTAATAAAATTGTTTTATCTTTTAACATTTTAATTGATGTTATATTGATATTTGTACTATCTTGTGCTTTTGAATTTACTTGTACACTATACATTATTCCATCAGGAAAATTAATATCTTTCTTTGGAAAAATTAATTCTTTATTTTCACAAATTCTTTCATGCGAAACAACTGCTTTTTCTAATCCTTTTATTAAAAAATAACATCCAGGATCATATGTACATTCTAAATTAGGAATATCTTTTTTAATATTAGTTGTACAATATTTAGAACGTACCATAACTGGTATAGCACCAATATTAATCTTTTTTTCATGATATAAAATCTTTTCATCAACTGTATTTAATTCAAAATTTATTATTTCTTGTATCTGTTTAATATCAACAATTAATTTACTACTATAATTAATATGTCTAATTCTAGCATCATTAGGAAAAATAGTATCATAATCAAATTCATCTGATGGAGATTTAAACATTATATTATCAAATTTTAAAGAATATCTGTAAATTTGCTTTCCTATTATGTTATCATGTATTACATATTTTTTGTTTAATTCTGTAATAATATTATCTTCTATAAATTGCTGATAAGATGAATAATGCATATTATATAAAACATTTTTTGTATTAAAATATAAATCAATAAGATTCCAAATATTATCATTTGTTACATAATTATTATAATTATCATTATTAACAGAATTAATAGAGTTATCCATTATAGTATATTATATATAATTATTCTTTTATATATATTGTGTTAAAAAATCAATTTTTTTTTTAATATTATTATCATTTAAAATTATATTTTTAAGTGTTTTTAAAATATTTATATTTAAATATTTTAAAAAATTATAATGATTTTTTTAAAGTTGAAATATATTTTTTAATATCATCGTCAACATTATTTTTCTGTTTTTCTTTTTCTTTATTTTTATATTTATAATTATTTGATGGTTCTATAAAAGAACTCATAGAACCAAAACATGACATCAATAATTTATCATAATTATTTTCAACATTTTTTACAACATAGCTAATATATATTTTTTCAACTTTACTTGTTATTGATTTTTTTATTATACTTATAATAACTAAAAATTTATTATTTAAATAAGTATATATTGGTATATTATCTAATTTATTATTATATCTATTAATTGCTAAACATGTGTTTTTTATTGTTAAAGCTAATTTATCTTCAAAAATTATATCATCATTTTCAATAGTCCAATCAAATATAATTCTAGATGTTAAACATGTTAATAATAAATAATAATATTGTTTAGATAATAAAAAAGAACAAGTTATAAAAATTAATAACTCCATATATTATATATTTATATTTATATTTATATTATCTTTTTCTTTAGATCTTTTACTCTTAATAAAAATTGTAAATATAATATATAAATAAAAATAAACTTAAAGATTAGATTATTAATACAATAGCTGACCAAAAAATGAATAATATAACTATATGTCAAGATGATGATATATGGAAATTATTTGACGACAATGATAATGATAATGATAATGATAATGACAATGAAAAAAAAAAATCATTATCGTCAAATAATATTATATGTATTTTTTGCGAATCTATTTTTTTAATTAGTGATAAAGGTAATATAATTTGTAAAGATTGTGGAACTATAAATGAACATATTTTTGATCAGAATCCTGAATGGATTCATAATGAAGACGGAAAAAACGAAGGTGGTTTTCGTTGTGGAGCACCTATTAATTTTTATACTCCTAATTCATCTTTAAGTACTGTTATTGTACATAAAAATCGAAATAAATATACTAAAATAATAAAACTTCATAGTTGGAACCAGCAGCCGTATGACGAAAGAAGCAGAAATGATGTTAATCAAATGATAGATGATAAATGTAAAAAAAACATTATAAGTAAAGCTGTAGCAGAAAATGCAAAATATTTATATAAAAAAATTAGTGAAATTAAACATAAAAGTGGTTTAAATGAAGGAAAAAAAATAATTATTAGAGGAAAAAATAGAAAAAGTATTATTGCAGCTTGTGTTTTTAATGGTGCACATATTCAAAAACAACCTCTATCATTAAAAAACATTGCTGCAATTTTTGAAATAGACGTTACACAAATAACACAAGGTATTGCTAAACTTGAAGAATTATTAGTGAATGAACCATTACTTAAAGACAATGATATTATAATTGATCCAGGAAAATTTATTATTAGTTATAAAGGAAAATTAGGATTACATAATGATTATATCCGTATTTCAAATATAATTTCTGAATATTTATCTCATGATGATATTGTTTCTAATCATCAACCAATATCTATTGCTGCAGGAATAATCTTATTAATTAGTAAAATATATAATCTTGATATTAATAAAAAAAAAATATCTTCAACTTTAGATATTTCTGAAGTAACTATTAATAAAATTTATAATAAAATTAATAATCAACAAATTAAAGATATTATAATAAAAAATACTTAAAGAAATTAAATTAAATAACATTAATATTATATATGACAACTATAAAAAATAAAAATGATCGTACCGAACTTGAATTGACAAATAAAATATTAGTATTATATTGTTATTTTGAAAAAGACATTAACTATATTAATAATTTAAAAATATTTTTAAAATTAGGATTATATGATGAATGTGATTATTTATTTATAATAAATGGTAAGATATCTATTGAAATACCAGAAAAAAATAATATTAAAGTTTTATATAGAAAAAATGAAGACTATGACTTTGGTGCATATAACGATGCACTAGAAACAATTGATATTAACAATTATAATTATTATTTTTTTATAAATACATCTGTTAGAGGTCCATTTATTCCTCCATATGTTAATATTAAATGGTATGAACCATTTATTAATTTATTTATTAATGATGTAAAATTAGTCGGAACTTCTATTAATATATTAAATAAAGAAACAACCGAATCACGTGCATTTTATAATAAAACAAAATTTCTAAAACCATATACACATGTACAAACACAAATGTTTGCAGTAACACAAGAATGTTTAAAATTTTTAATATTTTCAAAATTATTTTCAAATCATAATTATGATAATTATGAAGAATTTATTGCAGTTAAAGAAATTTTAATGTCACAAATAATTTTAAAAAATAATTGGAATATATCATGTATTATTCCAGAATATCAAAATATTGATTATCGATTATTAAAAAATGATATTAATTTCTCATCAAATCATGGAGATCCTAATTATAGTAATTGTTGTTTTGGTAGAACAATACATCCTTATGAAAGTATTTTTATTAAAATTAATAGATTTTTATGTGTAAATGAAATTAATAGTATTTCAAATTTTCTATTAGAAAAATAAAAATAAATATATTATAATATATTATAATTATGGAATCTGATAATAAAAGTGAAAGTGATATATTAATTTATATATTATATCACAATCAAGAATCATATATAATGGCTTCGCGATTTTTAAAATTTAAATGGGCTAAATTAAGAAAAATATATTCTACAAAATATTTTGAAAGTATTGTATTCTTATATTTAGATAAAAATAGAGATGAGTGGATTAATAAAAAATTTGTTGGATTTTTAACATATAACTCTTATAAAAAAACTAAATTATTTGATATTGAATATTTAGCAAAAACATATAGTGATTATGATGTAATATCATTTAATAATTACTATTATGCACCTTTATTAGTACAAGCTGAATCAGGTCACCCTTCTTTTATAAATATATGGGAACAAATATTACTCTTATTAAATTATGATATTAATGATATATTATCATTAAAAATGCCATTATTTTTTAACAATTATTGGATGGCAAACCCATTATGGGTTTCAAAATATATAGAATTTTATAAAAATATACTATATATTATGGAAAATAATAATAATATTAAATATTTATTATATAAAAATTCTTATTATAGTGGAAAATTATTAGAATACCCATCAGTTTTAATTAAAATGTGCGGAAGACCATACTATACTTTTCATCCATTTATTATAGAAAGATTACCTTGTTTCTTTTTTTGGGTTCATAAAACAAAAATATATCAAACAAAATATTATAAAGATAAATTTTTAAATTGGTAAAATACAAGATAATATTATATATAACAAGGCTCTTTATAAATAAGCCAATATAAATCCCATATGAAAAGCATAATACTAAATATTAAAAGAATAATATCATTATATACATATGCTTTATATGCAATTAATGGTGCTAATATAAAATGAGCATAATCTTCCTGGTTGATCAGAATATATTATGCTCATTTTATATAAATAATTTTATTTTATAATATTATAAAATAAAATTATTTTTTATTATAATAAATAAATAATGATTTATGGAATATATATTTTTAGACGTGATTTACGTTTAGATGATAATCATGGATTAATAAATCTAATGAAAAAATGCGATAAAGTTATACCTATGTTTTTTTTAGATGAAAATCAAATAATTAAATCTGATCATAATCAACATTATTTCTCAAATAATGCTGTACAATTTATGTGTGAAAGTTTAGAAGATTTAGATCAACAATTAAAAGAAAAAAAATCAAAATTATTTTATTTTTTTGGACAACCTGATATAATATTAAAAAATATATTAAAACAATTAAATGATTATAAATATAAAATAATTGTTGGATGGAATGCTGATTATTCTAAATATTCATTAAATAGAGATGAAAAAATAAAAAATATATGTGAAAAATATAAAGCTGAAGTATTAGAAACTTTTACTGATTTTACATTAATACCATTTGAAAATTTAATTAAAAGTGATGGTAATGCATTTAAACAATATGGAGCATTTTATAAAAATGCTTTAAAAACATCTGTAACAAAAACTATTAAAAATAATAATAGTAACTATATATCAAAAACATTTAAATTTAATAATGAATTCAAAAAAACATTACAACAATTTTATAAAGAAAATAAATTTATTGCACAACACGGAGGAAGAAAAGAAGCATTACAAAAATTGAAATTATTAGTAAATTTTAAAGAATATAATGTTATTAGAGATAGATTAGATTATGAAACTACAAATATTTCTGCAGCTTTAAATTTTGGATGTATTAGTATCAGAGAAACATATTATGCTATTATAAAACATCTTGGTAAAAATTCAATATTATTAAAACAATTATTTTGGAGAGATTTCTTTTTAACAATTGTAAAATATACACCACATGCTAATGATTTTAAACGCCATATTGATGAAAGATATGATTTATTAGAATGGCATAATAGTAAATCAGCTAAATATTGGCAAAATATGTTGGACAGTAAAACAGGATTTTTATTAATTGATGCAGGTATGAATCAAATGAAAATTACTGGATTTTTACATAATAGATTAAGAATGTTATTAGGTGTTTTTTGGACTAAATATCTTTTAATTAACCCTTTTCATCCAAAATATGGTAGCCAAGTTGGATTTTCACAACTACTTGTTGATGCTATTGGACCTTCGCAAAATGCAAAAAATCACGCATGGATAACAGAATTAGACTTTCCAGGTAAAAAATATTCTACCAAAGGTGTCCCTTTATCTGGACGACCAATGGATATATCCAATAAAATGATTCGTAAATGGGATCCTGAATGCATTTATATTAAAAGATGGTTACCACATTTAAAAGATTTACCAAATAAAGAAATATATAATTGGAAAGGTAATGAATTACATTTACATCCTGGTCCAATTTTTGATTCTAAAGAAAAATATAAAGAATGGATACAATTATGTAAAAGTTAAAAAAATTGAATATTTTTTCTTTAGAAATTCATATTTTTTCAATTCAACTGAAAAAATATAGTTATGGACATGGATATTTCATTCTTAACCATCAAAAAAGAAGAGAAAGATTTTGAAATATATGTTAAAATAGCTAATAAAATATGGACAAAAGTATTTGGTAATGAATATAAAGAAAATGAATGTCCAGGAGATATTTTAGTAATAGGTAGTTTTGATGATAAAGCAGTTTTTAAAATAAAGCCAAAAGCTGTATGTTCTGCTATCATAGAAGTAAGTGCTACAGGAAAAAAAGCACTTATTTCTTGTATGGGTGCGTATCCTCAAAAACGCGGTTATGGAACCTTACTTATACAGTACATTATCAAATTTCTAAAAAAATTAGGTGTAACTAAAATATATATTAAAATTGATAAAGATGATAAAGCAAAAAAATTAGAAAAGTTTTATTTTAATAATGGTTTTACTAAAATTAATGAATACAAAGAATACAAAGAAAACAAAGAATGTGAAGAAGATGTATTATTTTACTATGATTCTAAATTTGAATATGTAATGTTTTGTAATTTAGATTCAAATTTAGATTCAAATTTAGATTTAGATTTAAATTTAACAAATCTTAAAATTGACAGTTAATTAAATATTATTTGTATTTGTATTTATCCAATTATATTTAATATCTTTATAAATAATTATAGCAGCATTAGTAAAAATAATATCACCAAGGGAATATTCAAATACATTATTAGTTTTCATATTTATTTTATCAGGATCTACAAACAAATTATCACCTCCGTAATCATAACATGATTTGTTTTTATATCTAACTAAATTATGAAAAAAATATAAATAATCTCTTATGTTAATAGTATTCTCAATAATATAAATTCCCTTGTCATTTAATAACGGGAATAATGTATTAAATGATACTAATATATCATTTAATTCATGACTTCCATCATCAATAATAATATCAAAATTACCATATTTATCATTTACTTTTTTTAAAAATAATTCATTATTTTGTTTTCCTATTTCAATAAATATATTTTTTTGTTTTTGTTCAAATGTAATACAATATGGATTACTATCAATACCAACTATCTTTTTTGCATTATTAAAATATTCATACATAGCAAATAAACTTTCACATTTTGATATTCCAATTTCTAAATAACTTATTTCTTTATTTATATAATTATTTAAATATTTTTCATAATATTTACCATAATTATTATATTTAGAATTTTTTTTTGTATTATATTTATTTAAAATTAATTGTAAATTATTATCTTCCATATAAATTAATATTTAATTTTAATTTATATAAAAAAACGAATTTTTTTTTTGTTAAAATAATAATTTGGCTAATCCATTCGATATTTTTAACATATTATATGTTAAAGCATATACTTTTATTTTAACAGGTCTTTTATATGATACACCTTTATCAATAGTTAAATTAATTACTATATCATCACAATAACTAAAATTACATGTACCAGTAGGTGAAATACTTTCTGGTTTAATTGAAAAACTATAAGTATTAATACCAATATTATTATATACTGTATGATTTTGAAAATTTTGTATGTATTCAAAATAATTAAAATTCTTTTCTTTTACTCTTTCTTGACCGTTTAAAAGTATAGAAGCTCTTTTAATAATACTATCACCTTCTAATTCATATGGAGAATTTGTATAATTAAATGATTCTTTTGAATATCCTTTTAATAAATAATCATAATTTGCTCTAATAATTAATTCTTTTACAGAATTTTTATAACCTAATTTTATTTTATTATTACTATGATATACTAATTTATCATTGTCAAATTGTACATAATCTATAAGATATAAATGTTCTTTTTTTGCAAAATGAATCCTTTCAGTTATATCTAAATAAATCATATCAACTAATAAATATGCATTATTTAATGATAAATTAATAATATGAGAAAAATATCTATTTTTATCTAAATATAATTTTTCATTTTCAATTGGAGTAATTGAATATTTATTATTTATACTTATTATATTAATATTAGGTAAAAAATCCTCTGGTGTAATTTTTGTATAATATAATCTCTTATTTATTACATCAAAATAATTATATCTCGCATAAAAAATATTATTTTGATATTCTTGTTTTATTATTTCATCTTTTTTAAAATTAACAATATCTTCTTCAATTATTATATAATGCGATGGTGATAAAATTAAACAATCATCTAATTGATTAAATTCAATATTTATTTTTATATCTGAATTATCTAATGCTATTATTGGTAAAGCCATATTATAATTACGACAAAACCAAAACATTAAAGGTATATATAATAAATAACCTTTCTTACCATTTGTATTCTCATAAATTTCAGGAATATTACCAATCATTTTATCTAATCCTCTACGTTTTGAAATAGATACTGTTAATTCTGAATATATATTTAACCAATCACCATATTGTCGTTCTATTATATTTCCACCTATCTCTAATTCAACTTGCTTTATTAAATTCCAACCAATTTTTTTAGACCAAGCACATGAAGCAATATTACTATTTCCTTGTCCTTCTTCTCCTGGAAAATCTATAAATTTTCCAATAGGTGGTAAATTTACTACTAAATAAATTTTACCTATCAAATCTGCTATCTTTGATATTGTACATGTAACACGAGAACCAAAATCAGGTTTAACATTGAAAAATTGTGATATTGCTTCAACTGCAAAATTTGTATGTCTTTTATAAACTTGTTTATAAAATGTTATTTGAGGATCTGAAAATAAAAATGTTTCTTGATATGCTGTTAAACCTAATTGTAAAGCACCTGCAGGCATTATATTTTAATATTACTTATATACAAGTTTTTAAATATAAATATAAATATAATTTATTAATCAAATAAAAATACATCCTATTCCACTTGATATTCTTAATATATTATATGATCTTGCAAATATTTTTATTATTCCATTGTTAATTTGCTCATCTAAATTATATCTTAATAATTTATTATTTAAATAAGTAAATGAACATGAACCCGATGGCTGAATTATTGATAAAGGATACAAACAAAATGGATATACATGTACTCCATCTAAAAATGTTGTTTCATAATATGTATATGGATAAACTAATGAAGTTAATTCAGATGGAACATTTTTAAATCTATCATGACCATTGAAATTAAAAGATATATTTTTAAAAATATTTTCATATTGATAATATTCTTTATTTATAAATGAATTTGTATCTTGAATTATAAAAAACATATCTTTTACCGGATTCAAAAAATTTAATTTTATTTCACCTTTAATATTTTCTGAAATATTTTCATGACAGTATTGTACTTGTTCTATTAAATATTCATGACGCATTTTTGAAAATAATTCTCTCTCATAATCACTTAAATAAATAAAATTACCAATTAACTCAAATTTTATCTTCATATCACTTACTAAAGACGCACCTTCTTCTATATTAATTAATTCATCTATATTACGTGTATTAACTTCAAATATTAACTCGCTATTTTGTAATGCAATCAATGGAAGAGCTAAATGAAATTTATTTTGAAAGTAAAAAGGTAAAGGAATATATAAATTACTTTTCTTTTTTTTATTTGAATCAAAATTATATAATTCTTTAGTATTACCAATCATTTTGTAATATCCATCATATTTATTTTCATTAATATTACAATGTGACCAAATATGTAACCAATCAGAAGATAATTCTTGTAATGTATAATCATTAATTCTTAAATTTATTTTGTTAAAAATAAAATGACCTATAAATTTTATCCAGGATACTCTAGGTTTTATTGGTCTATTTATTATATTATTTAATTTAATAACATTTTTTATTTTTTTTTCTAAATTAATTTTATATTGTGTAATAATATTATTATCATCATTGTTATTATTGATAAATCTAAAATTATTAAAATGTTGATCGTATATTTTGGATATTTTATTGTTCGGTAAATTAATTAATGGATGATTATTACTTATATTGCTTATTATATCATTTAACATATAGTTTTTATAATCTTCAACATTATATGATTTACTTAAATTATTATTGTATTTCTTTAAAATTTCATTATAATTAATTTTACTAAAATATATATCTAATATTATATTTGTATCTAATATATTATACATGTTTAATTTTTCTAATATAATACCCATCCCATTCTCTAATATATATGTTTTTGTTTCATCATAAATAAAATCATTATTATTCCATACAATTTTTAAAATTTTATAATTTATATTATCGTATTTTAAATCATATTTATCAATAATAAATAAAACATTAGAATCATTTAAAAATACCCAGTCGTAATAATCAAGATAATTATTATCATCTTTACATATTAAATATATTGATTTATTACTTTTTTTATACCACTCTATAATTTTATATTTAAAATCTATAAAATTATCAATTAAATATTCTAATGCATCTAAACTTTGATTAATTTTTAATAAATCATAAATATCATTTAAATTATTATATATTATTGTTGTATTATTAATCGTATTACCTTTTAATTTATTATTTAATATTATTAAATCATCAATATTATCTATTAATTTTATAAAATTATTTATGTTTTCAATAATATCTTTAAATTCAATTGGAATAATTGAATAATTTTGATAAGTAAAATTAATTGTTTCAATTCTTAAATTATAATCGTCAATAACTTTAAAATAACTAAGATTATTATTTATTAAATTAATATCTATTGTATTTACATTTATATTTGGTAGATTTGTTATTAAATCATATATAATAGGTAATTTACTTATATTTGCTGAAATATTATTACAAAAATAATTTTTAAATGAATCTTCAAAAATTGTAATATTATCTTTTAATGATAAATTATTATATAATATTATATCAAAACTATTATTTGTAGTTGCAAAAATATTCATTGAACCAACTAAATTATTAACAGTTTTTGAAAGATCATTAAGATCATTAAATTCATTAATTTTATTAATTTGCATTGTTATAAAATTTAATTTAGTAATTATTGGTGAGTTTGTTTTTAAATTTAGATTGCCATTTATTTGAGTTAAACCTGAATATAATGATTTAAATATATTTATTATATCATAGGTTGAATCTGATAGTTCAGATAATTCTGTAAAAGGAATATTATTATCTTTATCATTAATTATATCTATAAATTTTGGCATTGATTTAGCTAATGTTGTAATAACTGGAAATAATGCCAAAAAATCTTTAATCTTTAATATGTCATCTTTTAAATCTTCAGTTTTACTTATTATATCTGTAATTGATGTTAATTCATTTAATATAATAATTGATTCATTAATATTATTTTTTATATCTAATATATTAATAATAATATTTTTTAATTTATTTATAATATTATCATTTTTTATTTTATTTAAACTTATATCATTGATATTAGTTATATTATCACTTATATCTCTATATATTATGTCAATCGGATAACCTAATTGTAAAAATGTACTAATAATATCACTAATAGTATCTAACGATTGTAATGAATCAATTATATTTTTTAAATAATCTGTATTTTTTATCAATTTAATAATATCATCAATTTTTTTTCCTTCTAATTCATTTGCTAAATTAGTTATATCATTAATATTAGCTTGCACATTATCATTTAAAGTAAAAAAATTATTAATATTATTAGAAATATCATTAATTAAATATAAATTACCAATATTATTATTATAATTATCAAATTCTCGATTCATAGATCTCCATTCTGTATTTTTAACACTATAATTACCTAAATTAATATTTGCACTACTAATAATTATATCAGTTAAATAATTAATATTATTATTGTATACAGTATCAACAAATAAAATTATATTTTCTGATAAATCATTTGGTAAAATAACAGAATTAAAAATTGTTTCTAAATTGTTTATTAAATTAACAATTTCTCCATTATTTTGTTCATTAAAAAATTTTCGTAAAGGAAAGAATACACTTTTTAATATATTTGTTTTTGTTAAAAATTCACCAAAAAAATCACAATTTGATAATAATAATTTATATTTTAATGCATTATTATAAATTATATTTGATACATTATTTATTTTTGTAATATTTATATTCTTACAATTTTTTAATATTGTTGAATAATAATTTGTATATTGTGAAATATTTACAATATTATCACGTACATTTTTTAAATTTGATATATTATTATACAATACTGGTGCAAATGTTAAATTTTTATTAATACTAATTAAATTGTCTGATATATCTTTAATATTATCTTCTAATGTTTGTGTATAAATTGGTAAAGTACTTAGAACATCTCTTAAAATAGTTAAATTATATATAACATTTATAAAATTTGATGAAACATCTGTAATATCTGGTAAAATATTTGGTAATTGAGATATATTTTTTAAAAATGTTTCTAATATTATTAAAATATCTGTTGACATTTTTATTGGTACGTAAGATTGTTTATAATAGTTTTTCCATGATATATAATTGTATTTTTTTACAATTCCTAACCTATATTTATAATTGGGTTCATAAACAAAACCATCATTTATTTCTATTTTTAATATATTATTAGTTATATTTAATATTTTCATTGGACCATATATTTCATTTAATTTATATACAACTATATAATCATTAATATTTAAATTATGATTGCTAATTGTTATATATATATAATTATTATCATTAATATTTTGTGTAATACTAATTATTTCTAAAATATTATTTATTTCATATTTTTTTTCAATGGGGCTAAAATTATATTGATTCCATTTATAATAACTCATTGCTAATATATTATTGATTTTATAATCAAATTTAACTAATTTATTATTAAAATCATAAATAAATCCAAATGGTAAATTAGTTGTTCTTACTAAAATACCATTTAAAATTATTAAAGTTGTATTTACTTTTTGATCATTTGACCAATCTAATTGATCTAATAATATTTTTTCACTATCTGTTACTAATTCTCCCAAATACCAATACTTTTTACTATTAATAATAAAAAATTTGTTATTTATATTTATATTATTATTATATATATCATTAAATAATAGTTTATTTAATTCTAATTTAACATCATTTAACTCTTTAATAACATTTAATTCAGTTACTGATAATTTTGAATACAATTCTTGTTTTGATTTAATTTCTTTTTCTGTGTTAAAATATATATTTTTTATTATATCTGTATCTTCAAATGTTGAATAAGTATTAGATGAGTCCATATAAATAGTATTATTAATAATTTTAATTTGTTTATATGGATCTACTCTATTATAATTTTCAATTGATTTACTAACAGATTCATTAAATCCAAATTTATTTATAATATTATTCCAAAATGATATTAATACAAATGATTCCCAAGATTGATCACATGGTAAAATAGAATTTCTTAATAAAATATTTAATAATATTGGAGTCATATAATCTGTATTTTGTAATTGTTTATTAACATCATAAATTATATCATTTAATGTAATTGTATTTTCAAAAACTTCATTTATAATGTTAGTTATTGTTAAATTATCTGATACATCATAAACACTTTTTATATTATCAGGAATTAAATTATTTAATAAATAATGAACAATTTTTGTACTTTTATCATATATAATTTTTTCAACAATAGTATTATTTGAACCAATTATTTTATTATTTATAATTTCATATAATTTTTCTATTACTTGATAAAATAAATTATTATATTTTATAAAAATTAAATTATTTGATAAATCATATACTCCATTATTTATTATTTTACTATATATAGGACTATTTACTGCATTTAAATTAATTCTATATACACAATAATTATGAATAAAATATGGTTGTGAATTATTACTTATGTCTTTATACATACCATTGTCAATAATATATTGCAATATATTATTACCATTTACTATCCCTAAACTCGTATAATCTAATATTTTATTATTAGAAATATCATATAATCCTAAATTATTATTTATAATTTTTAATCTATAATTATCAACTTTAAATTCATTAAATATTTCCCATTCTATCACTTTTTTAAATTCTTTAGAACTTACACTACCAGAATTTATATCAAAAATTAAATTATAATTATTTATAATGTCTTGTTCATCAATTTTATTTAACTTGAATAATTTTTTGTATTTATTATATTTTTCTAAAATTAATGTTTGATTGTATATATATAAATCATTAATAAAATTAATAATTTTATTTTTAAAAAATAAATCATATTTATAATAAAATTTAGAATCACTGAAAACTGAAGATACTTGTAGATTATTATCAATTAAATTATTATAATATGGATTTATTCTAGGAAATATTAAATCATAATTATTCCAATTAAAATCAGTCATAATTTGAATATCTCTAAAAAGATTATATGTTGTTAAACCTATCGTATTTACATTATCAAAAATATTTTTGTAAAAATTAATAAAATTTGTTTTTGTAACATTAAAATATTCTAATAAATAATTATATGTATAATTTGTATAATATTGTTTAAATAATTGTATTAAATATTCTGTTAATATATCAAATATTGAATAATTATTAATATTAATAATATTACCAAAAAATAATTTATTATCTTCAGTTACAATTTTATAACTCGTATTATTAACTTTATCATTAATAATTTCTTCATTTAAAATATCATATATATTCATCATAACTTCATTAATACTATAATATATATTTGCCAATTCAACTTGTTCATTAGCAAACTCTTTTTGACAATATTTTAAGAAAAAATTAACATGTGTTAATGTTACACCATTTAATATTTGTTCTTTATAATTATCAAAAGTTGTCCAAAAATTTATATCACTTATTCTTGATTTTACATCTGGTAAATAATATATTTCTAATTTATCACTTAAATAGTATATAAACCATTGTAGTACTTCAATTGATTTTAAATTTGTTAACTCAATATCAGTATATAAATAATTTTTATTTTCTATATTTAACACTGAATATAATCGAATAGTTTTATTATTCATAATAAATGTCTTACCATCTAAGTAATTAGTACATTTACTTTTAATATTATAATCAAAATAATTATTAAATAAATTTGTAATTATATGATTAACTATTATTTGATCATAATAATTAGAAAAATTATTAATAATTAAAATATTTCCCGCAGATGCAAGAGTTGGCATTGAAGAATAACCTTTTTGAATAGTTTGCAAAATATCTTGTATTAAATGCCATAAATTATTATAAAAATATATTGTTGCATACAATAAAAATTGTTTGTTTTTTATTTTACTTGTAATTTTATTTATTAAATATTTATAAAAATCAATAATTATTGTGTTTAAAAATACATTACGATTTTTTGCATCAATTACATTACGATTTTTAGTTATATAATTATCATCAAAATAATCCCAATTATATATTATTCTTATTTTATCATTAACGAAACTTGGTATATTTTCAGATCCTACAATATCAAAAAATACATAAAATGATAACTTATTTGTTGTTTTAATAAAATATAATAATGCTAAAAATTTTTTAAATTCAATATAATCTGGAGGAGCTATATACATTTCATAATATTCATCAATTATTTCATATTCTAATATTACCCATTTATTAAAATTAAAAGTTAAATTATTTAATTCATTATCTGTAAATATATTTAATGATTTCAATATATTTATATCATTATTACTAATATCTTTATAATCAGTATTATTTGTAAAATTTCTTATATTTGTATTATTATCAAAATAATTTAAATTTGATATTTTTATTGGATTATATGATATATCATTTGCATTTGTTAAAATTAAATTAATTGGCTTTTTTAATAATATTTCATTTGATATTTGTTTAATTTTTATTTTTAATGTTGGAAATGTTTCATAATTTTTTAACATCTTTATAATATTAAAACTATAACTATTAGAATTCTGAATAGTTTTAAAAAATAGCAGATCTTGCGATTCAATAAAATTATTCCAATTATCTAATATTTTTTCAACAAAAATATTATTATCATATGTTCCAATAATACTTTCTAAATATTTATTTGCATGATCAGCTACTAATTTACTTTGTAAAGCAATAACATTAACATTAGTTACAGCATATTGAGTAAAAAAATAATTTGATGAAAATAAATTAGTAAATATATTTTTTATTATATTATGATTTATATTAATAGTTTTTCCAATATTATTAATAATAATATTGTATATTTCATAATTTTCTAAATTTAAATTTTTTATTTTAGTAATTATATATTTATAATTTTCATATATATCATAATTAATATTTTCATATTTAATATTTGATATTGATATAAATTTATTATTATTAATATCATTTGATTCAATTATAAATTTTGATGCAATATTATTTTCTTGCCAATATTCATATGTTACATAATTAATTGAATCAGTTAAATCATATAATGTGTTATTATTCCAATAATATTTAAAATTATTATTTAAATAAACTTCTTGATCTTTTAATATATAATCTTCTTCAATATTATTAATGTTAATAAATTTATTACCATATATTTTAAATTTATCTGTTTTATTATCTCTTATTACTATTTCTGATGTATGATAATATAAATCTGTTTCACTTATACCTGGTAAATTTAATTTTTTTAATATTATAGAATCTTTATAATAAGATGATAACTCAAAAATAGCAAAAGGTAAAAGATAAGGAAATCCATCCGTCAAATTTGATGGCTTTTCATAATTATTTTTATAATACAAATTTAAATAATTATAATATTTCCCTTTATAAACATATTTAAAACCTTTCCCTTTATTGATAAAATCATATATTGGTATTAAATTATTATTTATATCTATTTGACTTTGAATTGATCTATCTTGAGTAAAATTTCCTATTAAATCAATAATAAAATCAGCTGTTACATCAATAATATAATTGTCACTTATATCTTCATAAGAATAAATAGGACCTCTGTAATTTCCACTTGCATCTACATAATAATCTTCATATATATCAATATTATTACTTATATTGAGTTTTTTTAAACTTACAATGATTCCTGATTTACCATTATCATCAATATAAATTTCTTTAATTAATTTAAAATTCATATCTTTATCTAAAAAATATTTTTTATTAAATTTGAATTCGTCACCTTTATTAGATCCTAAATCGCTTAATAATAAAACAGGAATAAATGATTTATTGATATTTAATTGCGAAAGATCTTCAATATAATAAGTAATAGGAATATAATTATCACTAGCATCTACAAAAAACTTTTTTTGACTATTATCTATAATATACTTTCCTTGATAATCAGTTATATTTTGTTCATTTGGTGTTATACTATTATATATATACATTAAATATTTATTACCATCATTTAATAGTGGTAAATCAGATATATCTTGATCTTTTAAAATTTTAATCTCCCATTCTATTGCTTCATTTGGGTTTAATGTATATGTATAGTTTCCAGTATTATTTCTACTTTTTATAAATTTAATTTTTAATATTTGAAATAATTCTTCTGATTTAATTATTTGAGGTCTTGAACCAATAAAATATATTTTATCATCAAATGTATTATTGAAAATTTCGTTTTCTATTGTAATATCATTATTTGTATATTTTTCTGTTTTAATTATATAATTAGAATTAGTTATAGAATATTTTTTATTTACTAATATATCTGTCAAATCATATATTATACCATTTTTTTTATAAAAATACATTAATGGTTCAATATTAGTTGTTGTGTTAATATTAAGTATTAAATTAATCATTATATTTTCATAATAAATTTGATTGTCTAAACTTGTTAAAATATAATCTTGTTGTTTTTCTTCAATATATTTAATTAATTGTATTTCATTATTTTCAATTATATAATTTGTTATTTTTAAAATAAATTGTTGATAATAATCATATGATGTCATTATTTTTCTATCATCTTTTACTTGTAATAAATGTAATAAATATTGCATCTGTGATGGATAATAAAAATTATACAAATCATTTTTTTTATTAATATAATTAAAACATAATTGATTTAACTCATTTATTAATAAGTTGTTTGGATCATAATTTTGTGGTGATATAAAATTTTTATTTGTAATATTATAATCTTTTACTTTTTGATATATTGTACTTTTTTTTAATTCTTTTGAATTGTCTAACCAATTATAAACATTTATTATATTGTCATTTTCAAAATATGTAAAATATGTAAAATCATTTAATCTTTCTAATATATAATTAATATTATTTGTTGATAAATTAAAAATATTATTATCTATATTTATTTTTAGTTCTGTTGGTATATCATTATTATATCTCGCTTCCAATGATGGTAATTCACAATACATTGTTAAATTTTGAAGCAAATCTCCATAGTTTGGTATTTTTAAATAATTCTTACCGCCAAATTTATTTTGCCCTTTAAATTTTATATTTAAATCTTGAAATGAAAAAGGATGAGCTGTCTTATAAACTAATTTAAAATGACTAAAATTTAAATTATCTATTAGTAATTTATTATCAGAACAGCTAACTAATTGCAATAATCCTCCCCCACCACTACCACTTGGCATAGTTAATTTATTACTATTAAATAATAAATTAATCTTTAAATAATCAAAAAAATTAAATATTTAAATATATATTTTTATATTGAAAAAGCTAAACTAGCCATTCCTTCTGTAATTTTTAAAATATTTATACTTCTTGCATAAAAATTAATAAAAACATTTTTTTCCATATATTCAAAAAATATTGGATTTATATTAATAAATGCTTGATTTGCATCTAATAATCCCATATTACAACTACCACTTGGTTGATAATCTTCAGGATTTATTGCAAATGAAAATAAATAAATTCCTGGCGAAGGGATATTTTTATGATGCTTCCAAGGTTGAATTAAATTATAATACATTCCATCTCTATCAGATATTCTTACTAAACTATTAAAAGTTATACTTAATGTATCTATAGTATTTTCTGAAAACATTGTATTTATAATTTCAATATATCCATAATCATCTCTTATAAAATCACTATTAATTGTTATTGATGTTTCATCTGTATTTATAACTTTATAAATATTATTATAATATTTACTATTATATATTTTTATATTATCATCTTTTTTAATTAAATGTTTATCACCAATAATTAATTTTATTTTATCATTTGTTAAATTTGTTATATATTGAAATTTATATATTTTAACAAATTCGTATCTATCCCATACTTTTGTTTCACATGTCCATAATAGTTCTTTAATCGGATTTACAAAATATAATAATTGATTTATATTAATTGATTTAATATTTTTTACAGGTAAGTATTGATGCTGATCTATTAAATATTCTAATGAATTTCTTCCAAATTTCTTTCTTTCTTCTTGCTCTATATATACATAATCAATATATAAAGACACATTTAATATTTTTATAAGTTCATTAATATTTATATTATCACTTAACTTGTTTTCTATTGTTTCGATTGTACAACAATCAATTAATTCTTTTAATTTTAAATTTACTTGAATATCATGATATCTCAATGCTAAAGCAGGTAAAGATATACCTGTATATTTTGAAAACCAAAATGGTAATGGAATATATAATGAATATGATTCTTTTTTATTTGAATTATAAGTATTTAATTTTGGTATATTACCAATTATGTTATTAAATGTATTTATTTGATTATGTGATACTGTTAGTTCGTACCAAATATTTAACATATTAGAATTTAATCTGTCAATTACCTGACCACCAATAGATATTTCAATATTATCAATTAATCTTAATCCTATTTTTGGAAGCCATGAAAAACGGTAATAATCTGTTTTTTCTGTTTCAATTATATTTTTTATTTTTGTTAATTCATCAAATAATTGATTATTATATAATGTTGTATTTTCACGATAATTAATTAAAAATATTTTTAATTTATCTTTGAATTCATTGTTTTTAAGAATACTATAATTTGAAAATTGATACTCGGCTTTTAATGAATATTCAAACATGTAAACAATATCAAAATTAATATTACTATTATTTTTTTTTGTATATACATTTGAAAATATATTATTATATTTATTATATTCAATCCAGTTATCTGATTTTTTATACAAATTTATTATATTAATTACTGAATTATAATTACCAGCTATACTTATTACTTCTTTCCATAATAATCTCCATAAAATAAAAAAATATTTTATATATATTTTATAATTAGTAAAGTCTTCTTTTACTTTATTATATTGTAATATTATATCATTAATAAAAATTTTATTATTCTGATGTATTGTAGAATTATTTAATATAGGTATATGTACTTCAGGTAAATCTATTTTTAAATACATATGATTGATTAAATCACCAGTTTTTGCAAGAGTACATGTTACACTTTCACCAAAATCTGGTGCTCCATCAAAAAATTCTTCTAGAGTTTCTATTGAAAAATTTGTATATGTATAAAAAACTAATTTAAAAAATGTAATTTGAGGTTTTGAAGTTATAAATAAATCTTCATTTGTAGATGAAACTATTTGTAATAATCCACCACCCATTATTATATAATATTATTATAAAGTATATTTAAGTATAATTATAATATTAAAAAAATAATATTATATAATATATATATTATGGAATTAAATTCAGACAAAGAATATTATCAAAAATATATTCAATATAAACACCAATATATTATGCTTAAACAATTAAAAAATAAAAATAATAATTATAATTATAATTATAATGAATTAGAGGGTGGTGGGATATTGGAATCTCTTTTTGGTAAGAGTAAAGCAACTAAAGCTAAAGAAAAAGCAGAAAAAGAAGCAAAAGCTGCTTCTCTTGCAGCACAGAGAGAAGCAAGAGAAGCAGATGAAATTGAACTTCAAAGACAAGATGCTGAAGCAGCTTATCTTGCAAATTTTAGTGGCGATGGAACTTATTTAGTTTTTTCAGTAACAAATTTTAATGATTCTGATTATCCAAATCTAAAACGTTTAAATTATGATAATGAAAAAAGAAAATCAGAAAACTCAAAAGATGGAACAGATATACCTATTATGGAAAAAGTTGAATTTACTACTCATTTTAAACATGCATATATTGTAGAAAAAATACGAGATGTTTATACTTATAAATATATAATTAACGATGATGAATTTGATAGCATTTATACAACTATATTAAATGAAGTAGATAATATAAAAAAATATAATTGCAATTGTAATATTGTTCCAGTAAATAATAATAATAATAATAATGTAAGTACTCTAACAGCTAACATAAATGATTCTATAACAGTATATAATAATAACTACGCAAATCATCAAAAATTTTTATATGAAGACCTAGTAAGTAAAATAGATAATCAAATAAATAATGGAGATCATCAAAAATTTGTGACACATACATTATCTTTCGCAGAATCAAAATTTGATGCAACTAATAATGATAGTTTTCTTATGAAAATGAATACTGAAGCAGTATCAAAAACAATAAAAGAAAATGTTCAATTAAATATGATTCTAAAAATAAAAGATACTTATAAAGAAGATACAAATTATATATTTGACAAGATTATTACAAAAGATGATGCATCATATACTACAACTTATGCAAAAATTAATAAATTTATAGCAGAACATGATTTAAACGCAAAAGGTGGTGTTACAGACCAAATTTTAAATGCTCAAAATCAAGGTCAAAATCAAGGTCAAATTGCTGTTGCAGTTCCAAATACAGTTCAATATGTTCTACCTCATTCACAATTTCAAGCACCAGTACAAGCACAAACACAATATCAAACTTTTACTCCTACTAATGTTGCAAGTCATGTTCCTGTTTCTAGTCGTGTTCTTGGTCATGGTCCTAATAGTTTAGGAGCTAGAATGGATCCACAATCACAAAATTATTAATATAAATGTATTGATTTTAAATGTCCAACGTGTAAATTTGGAACAATAATAGGTTTAATTCCTGTTTCTTTATAACAATTTTGACAAAAACTACAATCTTCTGATGATAAATCTTTAAAATTATCTATTTCTTGAATATTAAGAGTAAAATATGGATAAGTCATTCTTTCAATTATATTTCTATGCATTTTAACAAATCCAAATCCAATAAAATCTGCTTCTAAATAATCATCTGGTCTCTCTTTACCTAATTCTATTAATTTAGTTTTATCAAAAAATGGCATAAATTTATTTTTTTTAAAAAATTCAATATCCCATTTTCCTGCCATTACTTGATTTCCAAGATCTGATACATACCATCCAGATACAAAAGGATGTTCGATCTTTATTAAAGTTTCAATCTGTTCAATAGTAAATTGAATATCACTATCTAACCAAATTAACCATTTAGCATCTGGAGGACTTGGATTATCAAATCCTTTTCCTCCTGTAGCTAAATAATTTCTTGCAAAATTATGCATTTTTCCAGTTGTAATTAAAATATCTGCATTGTTTTTATCACACCATGATCTTAATTTTAAAAATTGTTCAAGTAATTTACCATTAATTGAAGATCCAATCGGAATTAAAAAAATATAGTCAAGCATTATATTTTTTTTATATTATTAAATCTTTATATTATTATTTATTTAATAATATTATTAAATTTTTTTATTTATTTTTGAAAATAGAATATTTTTTAAATGCTTTCAATAAATTGCCAATTATTATATTCACAGATTTTTTTCCATATTTGATCATGTTCATATAATTTTTCTTTTGATTTTAAAAAAGGAAATGAAGATAATAAATGATCAGCTTCTAATAATTCAAATAATTTATGAAAAACATAATTATTATTTAAAAAATTTTTTCTATTTTTTGGTTTATATAAAATAAATGGTTCTTGTACTTCTTTAAACATTTGTCTTAATTTATCTTCTAATTCTCTGTTAATTGATGGTGGAGGAATACCATTAAGTTTATTAATTATATAAGATATATGTTCATAATAAAAATTTAAATTAAGTTTTTTTAATATTGCTCGTATTGTATAATTATTAAGAGTAGAAAGATCTTCTATTCTTAATTTATTTATTTCATCAATGATTTTTTCAAAAACTTCATTAGGTATTTCAGTACTTTCTTTACCTTGATATTGATTAAGTAACTCTGAAAAATGATTCATACGTTTATATCCATTGTGTTTATAATCTATTATTTGATCTTTATAATTTGGCATATCACTATCAACTAATATAAAATCACAATTTCCACAATGTACGCATGAAAATAAACCATCTTGTAAATGTAATATTTTATCAACATTACATTGCGAACAAACTTTAATATTATTTTTTTTTTGTTTATGATTTAAATCTATTTGATTTGTTCTTTTTAAATATTTTATAAATATTTGTGCTTTGTCATCATTTTTTTTAATATTAAATATATTAATAATATTTTCATTTTCATTATTATTATCATCATCATAATATTTACTTAATAAATCAATTGTATTATTAAAATACTCAAGTGTATCTGACATATTATTCAAATTATTAATTTCTTCTTGTACTTCTATAATTTGATCTTTTATTTTTGCTTTTTTTATAATGTCTTGTTCAATATAATCTATTGGTTTTTTTATATTTAAAATTTTATATTCTTCATTTAGCTTATCTAATTTATTAGAATGTTTTAATATTATCTTATCTCTTTTTTCAAATTCTTTGATTTTTTCTTGATGTTTGCTATCTAAAGTTCCATGTATAAGTAATGATTTATTTAGAATATTATTACAAAAAGATGAATATTTAATATTTTTATCTTTAAAATTTGTTGAAAAATCAGACATTATAAATATTTATATATAAATAACTAATAACTTTATATATATTTTATTTAAAAAAATATATATAAATTTAATTAGTTTTTTTTTATTTTATTTTTTTTCTTATACTATATTATATATAACAATATGGGAGGCGGACTTATGCAACTTTAATGATGGAGTTGAACAGTCAACTATCTTATTGGTTCTATGTAATACCAATAAGAGTAAATAGTGTAATACATAGTTAAATATAATTGGCTAGTCATAATTAATTTATTTATGGCAATACTCTTAAATTGCGGGAAACTCCTTAGAGCCTTAACTACTACTTATATTTTGTGAAAAATATAATACCGTTGGATAATGACCATCGGAATAGTAAAAACGTTAAGGATTGGACAATCCGCAGCCAAGCATCTCTAGTATATATGGGTAAAATACTAGAGTTGAAGGTTCAGAGACTATAATGGGTAGGCTTGAGAAAATTCCCTATTTTCGTCGATAGCTTAAGGTATAGTCCCGCTTATATTGAAAAATATAAGAATCACGGGTCGCGTATGGTGCACAAGATGTTTACCTAACAGGTAATCCACAAATTACTTTTTTCAAAGTTGTTTATAGAAGACATACTAACTTTGCTGTAGAAAGCATTGAACAAACTTTCTCTGGTGCTGCTGATTTCGGTCGCAAAGTATCAGCTACTTTACAACGAAATGGAGATCTTGTATCTAATGTATATCTTCGTGTTGTTGTAAGTGCTGGAACTGGTGATGCAGGAGAACAATGGGCATGGGTTAAAAAACTCGGTCATGCTTTAATTTCATCTGTTGAACTTAATATTGGCGGTACTAAAATTGATAAACAATATGGCGATTGGATGAATTGCTGGTATGAATTATCTCGTAAATTCGGTCAAGATCGTGGTTATGCTAAAATGATTGGTAATACTGAAGAACTTACACAATTATCTCAAACACATAAATCTGCAACTTTATATGTACCTTTATATTTCTTCCATTGCCGTAATGATGGTCTAGCTCTTCCCCTAATCGCTCTTCAATACCATGATGTTCGTTATGAATTCGAATTCCGAAAACTTGAAGAATGTATCATATCAGCTGGTTTTACTGATAAAAATCCTGGAAATAAATTACGTCTTCGCATGGAAGCTGCTTCACTCTTTGTAGATTATGTCTATCTTGAAAGTGAAGAACGTAAAAAATTTGCTCAAAATGCTCATGAATATCTTATTGAACAAATCCAATTCACTGGCGAAGAATCAGTATCAATCAACAGCAACAAATTCCGTCTTAACTTTAATCATCCTTGCAAAGCTCTTTACTGGAATCTTAAACTTGGACGATACACTAATCCTTCAGGTTCATATAAATTCCTTGCCTATGATTCAGCTGATACTCATAACTTCCGTCTTCAAGCAACAAAACGTTTTGTGTTAGCTGTTGCAGCATATGGTAATGATACAGCCCTTTCTCAAAAACTAGATCTATCAAATAACAGACTTGTAATTAGAACAGGAGCTACTTCTACACTTTTCACTAATGCGAATGCTGTTGCAATTTCTACAGATGCAGATTTGGATAACATCACCATTCTTGGAGAACTTTTATCTCTTGATGATGCATCTAAACCAGTTAGCACTCTTTTATCAGGCTTTACACGACCTGTTTATGGTCAAGGTTCAGAAAAATATGATGTTGTTGTACGCCAATATGACAACTATGGTGTATACATGAATGGAACTGAAAACCCCGTACAAAAAGGTCTCCTACAACTTAATGGTCATGATCGCTTTTCAGAACGTGATGGAAATTATTTTAACTACGTACAACCTTGGCAGCACCACACAAATACACCCTCTGACGGTCTATGTATGTATTCTTTCTCACTTAATCCTGAAGATCATCAACCATCCGGTACTTGCAATATGTCTCGTATTGACAATGCTACCCTTAACATCACTTTTGGTGTTGATGGTGTATCTGATTTCAAATCTTCTTTCCTTGCCGATGACAGCAAAATCTCCATCTATGCCCTCAACTACAACGTACTACGTATCCTAAGTGGCATGGGTGGATTAGCCTACTCTAATTAAGAATGTATATCAAAAAATATTGAATAATAAACCACTTAAAAACAAATCATCTTATAATCTTATATAAGAATACAAGATGACAAGTAGCCCAGATATAATTGCAGGAATAACCGAACCAATTATTATTCCAAAATTTATTAATAAAAATAAAGAAGTAAAAGTAATTCAAAAAGTAACTCAAACAAAAACTACTAAAGAAATTAATCATGAAATAATTGAATATAATAATAAACAATATATTGTAGCATATACTCCTTATAAAGAAAAACATATTTTATTTGTTTTTGATGCAAATGATAAAGAAAAAGTATGTAAATTATCGTGGTGTTATCATAATGATGGTAGATATTTACAAACAGTTCATTATGATGATGAAGATAATAAAAAAACATTATTCCTGCATAATTTAGTAATGAATAAATTAACATTTGAAGGTAAAGGACAACAACATACAGTAGATCATATTAATCGTGTAGGTCGTGATAATCGTAAAGAAAACTTACGTATGGCAACTTCACAATCAGCTCAAAACTTTAATACTAAAAAAAGAGAACGTAAAGTAGAACTTCCTGAAGGTTGTGATATTACTCCAGATATGATCCCTAGAAACATTTGGTATATTAAGCCTAATGGTAAGCATGGAGATGGCTTCTGTATTGAAATTAAAGGTGTAAAGACTCTTAACGAAGGACATTTTACATGGAAGAGTACTAGATCTACTAAAATATCATTAAAAGTTAAATTACAAGAAACTAAATTAAAACTTGAAGAAATTGCAAAGAATAATCCTGAATTAGAAGAACTATCTGATTTAGCTAATGAAGTAAGACGTAATGAATTAATTAACTCATTTAATGCTATATTAGAAAAAAGTAGTTATCCTGAAGAAGTAATTAAAGCTAATTTAGTAGAATTAATTACTGATGCACCTACACAAGTAATTATTAATAATAATGAAGAACAAATGGCTAAAACAATAACTGATTTACATGCATCGGGTAAAAAAGTAGATAAATTACCTCAAGATTGTGGTGTTACTCCAGATATGATACCTAAATATTGTTATTATACTCCTGCTAATAAAATATCAGGAGATCGATTTGTAGTTGATAGACATCCTGGATTAGGTGATAAAAGACAATGGAGCACTTCGTCGAGTAAGAAAGTAAATACTATTACTAAATTTGAATCATTAATTGAAAAATTAAAAGAAATTGAAATTAAAGAATAATTATTTTATGATTTATATTTTATAATAATCTAAAATCGCGATAAATCATTTAGTAGATATATTATTTGAAAATATTATGTCAGAGATAAATATAATGAAAAATTATGTTGTGATATAATTTTTTACTAATTTCTTCATATTTAATTCATCTCCTGTTTTGCCAGGAGATAAAAATAATTTATATCATCCATAACGTTTTAAATTAATTTAAAGATTTTTAAATATATAAAATGGAGAATGGTAATGAAGTTTTTTATACTAAATTTAAAAATTTATTAAATGAAAAATTAACAGAAGATGAAAAAAAAATTTATAATAAAAATTTTGAATTATATTTAATAAATGATGATGATACTAAATTTATAGTTAATTTTGATGATATATATAAATGGTCAGGTTTTACAAGAAAAGATAATGCTAAAAAATTATTAACAAATAAATTTATAATAGATAAAGATTATATTATTAATAAAGAAATTTCTACACTACGTGGAAAATATAATAATGAAATAATTAT